ACAATATCTCAGCCAGTTGATATGACGGGAATAACTGAATATGATGTGGTGTCAACTATTGATTATACAGGCTATGAAAACTTAGAGCGTTTTTTTAAATGATTGTCCTTATCGAATATAGATGAAATGCTCTAAGTGTAAATTAAAAGGCTACAATAAGAATAATTGTCCAGAATGCAAAGAGAAAGAAGAAGAAAAGTTTAACAGGTTGCTAGATGTCCTGCCGTTTGAAACTGCTTTTATTGCTATTAGCTATGTGTCACTCAGTCAACTAATACAAAAGCAGGGGACAGTAGCGGATCTACTCGGTTCTGCGGGAGATCTGGCGGCCCTAAGACATCCTAACGCAGGAATTGCATTGGGCGGGATGCTTTCGTTAGCTTACGAAGGGGCCGCAGGTGAAAGCGGGCTAGTAGAATGGTTAGAAGGACAATTCGAAGCGGGAAAGGGTTTGTACGAAGCGGCCACCGATCCAAGTAAGTCTTTGGGCCCATATCCCTAAGATTTAGGGGTTACAATAGTATCAGGCCTTGGAGTTTGGGACCTTCCTGTGGCTTCCAGACATGTGTTTTTCCGAATAATCCTCTAAAAAAGTGATAATTTCGTTTAATTTCCAATAGGTAAAGCTTTTCCTCTGGAAGTCTTCTTTAACTTCTTTTATCCTTTCGGCAATTATCTTGTAGACGAAAGCTTGATGGTCGGAAACTTTGCACTCAATATCTATTATTAGCTGATTTTTATCTCTTAGGATCTTCCAGTCACTAAAGTTTTTTCTTTCCTGTGTCCTTTTTACTCCCTGAAAGGACATTTTAGCGTATTGCTCTTTTTGTTTAGGGCTCTTTTGGAAACAGTCTATACACAAACCTGATTTATTCTTTCGGATCTCAATTAGACAGGACTCACAATTAACTTTTGGGCTCATTCTTCAAACCCCTCTTTACAAATTCCACAACAAATGACTCGACCCTCTCCCATTTCGATGGGCATATTATGTGGATTGAATACCTCTTCGCAGTTTGGACAAGACCGCCAGTGTAAAACTAGCGAAGGCGCGCCACGTCCCGCCATTAATCGGTGTTTTTCATTACAACATATCACACCATGATGTGCTATTTTGATATTATCGTCAAAACACCAAAAACAATACTCATGCAGAAAGGCCGATCTTATCATTTTCTCTATCCATTCCGATAGATTACCTGTCCTTTTTCTTAACCATTCTTTCATCCTGATATCAAGATATATTGAGGTGGGCACGCGATAGATAGGATTACCGTCGTGATCAACCTTTTTGGGCCTCCCAACTGGGTTTCTTACGTTCCAATTCTGCTTATAGTCACTCATAGGATAATCAGTAACCGGAAACGGTTAATATAATTAACTATTTATTTATTATTCGGTTAAAATGAATCCCTCCAAATCCCAAAACCAATATGCACAGATACCTTTCGACAATTTCTATTATAAAAAGCAATATATAAACCGTTTGGTTTTACAAACTGTCAAAAAAGAAAGAAAAAAGAAGACAACATATAAATAAACGATATAATAAATAAATATATTATATATATCAAAGCTTGGTTAGTCCTTGCTTTTCGTCTGGCTTCTGTTCTTGGTTTGCCTGCATTAGGCCTTGAAGTTGCCCGAATCCGGCCTTATTCCCTACATATTCTGCTAGGATCTGGAACAGGTCACCCTTGGCAATGGCTTTCTTCATAGCTACGTTAGGATCCAGGCCCTCGGCCTTCTTTCCCAGCTGAGATATTGACCCCCAGAAACTTTGAAAGTTGGTTGACATCATTTCGGCGATCTCTTCTAGCAAAGGTTCGCAGACATCTAATATTATTTCGGGATCTTCTTTTAACTTTTTGCGCCACACCCGAAAGCTAGCGGCGGCGGTTCTGGGTATAATCACGAACTGATAGATTATGCCCCAGAATGCGAAACTAAACACTAAAACATATATTTCATACATAATCAAGCCATTTAAAGCGCTAATATATGGATTACCACTGTATGTATCGTCTCCAGTTTCTCTTTAAGTAGCTGTTTTGAGGTCTTAATCTATGGTTAGGCGAAGAAAGACACGTAGGTCTTACAAAAAGAGAATATTAATTCCTGTTGTTTCAACCGCCGGAGGGTTAGCAATCTTTGGCGCTATGGGCGGACCTAAAGCAGTACAAGCGGCCATGGCCGGAAACATAGCGGGCGCGTTGGATGCTGTAACAGGTGCGTTAACGTCTCAATCAGGAAAGCAAGCACTAGTCAAAGCGGCGGCAGGTACATTGGTCGTTAAGCTTTTACTAAAGAATATGCCCAGATCAATTGGAAGACTGGGCCCAATATCATTCACTACAGGATAAACAAATATGGCATACTATCGTACCCGTGAGGGTCAGGTCACCGCCGCAGATTCGTTTACAGTTTTGGGAGGACTTTACGGCCAGAGCACGACTTCGGCCGTAATTCTACCCGCAAACGTATCGAATATTGTGGGCATAATTTGTAGTTTCGCAAGTGATGGCGCAGCCAATGCATCCACGACGTACGCCGTAAAGGTCGAAGGGGACGGACTCTCTCAGGGTTCGGAAATCCTAACTTACGGTGGACACACGACAGATGGCACACCAGTTTCAACGGGACAGAATAATGACCCGTTCCAAGCAGGTGTTGCGATCCCATGCGTTGCAAACAATCAGGTAACTATATCGGTGGCAATGTCCGGCGATACCGGAACCTGTGAGGCCGCCGTTACTTTGATTCTGCAATAATTTTAGGGTCTTATGGTTTACAATCGCAAAGCAATTAGCCCATGGTCTGCCGAAAGGGAGGCGGGCATCGAGTCCGCAACCGTTGACTCAAATATAGAAGTACCCCAATATCTACAGCCCACGGTTGACACGGGTTTCATTGATGAAAAAGGTTTCTGGAAAGGTAATAAATCCAGTGACAAAGAGTTTTTTGCTTTTCTATTAGACGAAGGAATAGCTAACCTTGCCTCAATCTTAACACCCGATGTGAACGCAGATGGTACATGGCCCTTGGATATGACAGGATTTAACGACCTCTTTATTGCTATCAAAGTAAGTAGGGGCGGTAATTATGCTATAGAAGCGGTTATGGGGCCTGATAGTCTTTCATTCGCTAATCTAAGTCCTGTTAATCCGGGCACAGTATTACGTGGCGCATCGTTACCACAAAATGCGACGGCAGACTTTCACCCGTTGTTTGAGGATGGATCTCAAGCCTTATCTGCTGATGTATGGAGTATATTCATTCTACAGGGTGTCGTAGCAAATCAAAAGTTATTACAATTTAAGATAACTAATAGCAGTGGCGGAAATTCCGACATAGAAACAGCATTTATGAGAATCGTATAATGCCCACAAACAGAGAACGTGAGTATTATGCAATGGGTTTTAGGGATGGTTTAGAAGAGGCAAAAAGAGCAGGGTTAACGCCGTTACAGAGTATAGAAGCAGGGGTTGACATATTACCATATCAACGAAAAAGATTAGGGGCACGTAAGCCTAAGCGTAAACTATCAGCATGGAATAAGTTTGTAAAAGCTAACAGTAAGAAACCGCGCTTTCGATTAAGATCTGGTAAATTAAATCTAAAGAAAATGGGCGTGGCCTTCCGTAAGAAGAGGCGCTAGGTGCCTCACATTGATACGGCCTTCGGTGTCGGTCTTGGCTATTTAGTATATAAACAAATAATGAAGGAACTAGCCACAACGCCCGATAATGGGGCAGTAACGGTCAAAGCAGGCGAGTTGTTAGGATGGGATAAGCCCGTCCAGTTTGAGCAAGCTATAGAGAAGTGGGCAGGTGTTGGCGCGGATTGTACAGTATCTGGAGGGTTCCTAGTAAGTTGCCCACCACCGAAATATACAGGACCTGAACCCAGCCAGGCCCTTCCTACTTGGTGTAAAACCGACTGGACAGGGACCAGATCTTGTACCACAACGCCGCCCACAATATCTCAGCCAGTTGATATGACGGGAATAACTGAATATGATGTGGTGTCAACTATTGATTATACAGGCTATGAAAACTTAGAGCGTTTTTTTAAATGATTGTCCTTATCGAATATAGATGAAATGCTCTAAGTGTAAATT